AACTGAGTATTCACTTTCTACTTTAGGAGCTACTTGAATAGCAGCAACGAAAGCGTCACGGTGGAACATCATGTTGTTAAGAAGGTCAGGAGTACCAGCAGTAGTGGTAATCTGAGTAGTCATGTACACGTCGATGCCATATACGTTAGCTACTAGACCATTGTTACGACCGTTCTGTACACCATTTTGTCCAACAGCGTCGTAACGAGTGAACTTATCTAGTGCACGTAGATCAGCCATAGCTTCAGGATGAATAACGAAAGCACGATTTTCTCGTGGAACGTCAGCAGCATCCAAAGTCTGAATAGCGTCGATTACGTCAACGTCTTCAAGAGCAGCACCAGCTGATACAGTCTGTGAAAGACCGGTAGCTAGTGTAGCTAGAGAGCTGTCAATAGCCTTAGCCATTGCATAACCAGCAGCTTCAGTGTAAGCAGCACGAAGGTCGTACTTGCTCTGAGCTTTTACAATATCTTCGACTACGAAAGCGAAGTATTTGTGCTTGTCAATATCTAATTGTATTTCATTTTCTGTTGCAGCGTCAAAAGTTACATCGGTACCAGCACTTTTATCACGAGCAGCAACTTCTGCTAGGAATGGAAAGTGAACTTTGTCACCGAATTGAGCGACATCAGCATCAGCTCTCTTAACGAGGTCAGCAAGAACTAGATTAGCCTTGGTGTGCTTCTGAATGTCTGCAGCCCAAACTTCTGGTATAAAATTAGCTGCGGTAGTTGTAGTTACATTACCCATAGTAATTTATATCCTTTTTTTAATTGTTAATGTGTTTGGTTTACTCAAGCTTGCCTTCTGCCATTAAGCTGTTAATTGTGTCCTGATTTTGGTCGAACCATTCTGTATCACCGGCAGCAAGTCTTTCTTGCATAACAGCTCGGGTTACTTTTGGTTGATTTCCAACAGGTACACTTGCAGCAGCTCCAGCCACGGCAGCTTGTTGTTTATCCGCAAGTTTTTGCAAAGCTTCCCTGCCACCTTGCTGTCTTTCATCACCTTGTTTAGCTAATGCTAGTAAGACAGAAAAATCTCCAGAGTTCTTGGCATATAATCCAAGTTCTGGTTTTTCTAAGGCTATTTCTGCCATCTTCTCATCATAGGTGCGAGCATCAGGGTTCTCCATGTAGAAGTTTTGCAGGTTTAACTGCGTCTTCACATTTTGTACTTCTGAATACACATCTAAGTTACCATCAGGTGTGAATTGATATTCATTACCAGGTGGTACCAGTTGCTTTTCTAACTCTGATTTAGTCTGTGTAGTCTCGTGTAGTTTCTTTTCGGCTTCCCGATAAGATTTGGCGAGCTTTTGTACTGATTCAGGGTCTTCTAAATTAAGTCCCTTACTTTCAGCCCATTTAGACAAATCATCATTAGAAGTGCTATCTGATGAATCAGATGACTCCACAGGGCTGGAATCTTCGGTTACATTGCTTTCCGCCTCTACTCGTTGTTCTACCTCAGGTTGTGCTGACTCGGTACTTGGTGATGTACTTTGTTCAGCGCCATTAGTTTGTTGAACACCAGTGTCGGTTGTGGTCTGTTCTTGTTCCACGAATTCTCCTCGTTTAATTGTTAATATACTTGCCCTTTTATTATACAGCTTGTCAAGTGCTTTGTTTTGTATGATATTGAAAAAGCCCCTCGACTATTATGGGGCTTTCTCGCTTAAAACGAAATTGTAATACTACTTTAGCTTATTATCGGTAGCTATGTCAATATATGCTCGCAATCTTCTAAGTCCTCTAACTTCGTAGATAGCATGCATAGCAGATGATTCATCATCACTAGCTACAGCCCTATCTAAGGCTGATTGTTCCATTTCTTGTATCTTGCGGTATAAATGTCTACCGCCATCTGATTTGAACATAGATAAATAGTTGGCTTTTATTTTAGCCGTCTGTTTATCTTGTTGATTGTTTTTAGATTCCTGCATTTGGTGACATCATACCAGCTTCTGGCATTGGCTGTCCACCAGTCATGTCTTGTTGTAATTGGGGTTGTTGCTGAATAGCTTGTTCCATAGCCTGCTGTTCTAATTGCTGACCCTGTTGTACCTGTTGCATATTCTGCATAGTTTCGCCACCTGGTTGTCCTTGTGGAGCAAGTAGTCGTTCTGCTTCATCTTTGTCTAGTTCGAATACACGTTCCATTATCATCTTAGTAAGTTCAGTTTGTTCAATTAATGGGTTTTGTGCCAATGATGAGTAAAGTGCTTGATAGCGTTTGATTTCTTCGGTCTGTAGACGCTTTGTGGTGGCGTCTAACTGCACTTTAGCTTCGTAGTTACCTTGGAATTCATCTATGTCAATTCCTTCAAATTGAGCTCCCTCTGGGCCTACAACGCGTACTAGAGCAGTGTTATCCATATATCGTTGTGCCATCTTAAGCCAGACATAGGCTAGATACTTGTAGCCTTCGTTTTCTAGCATAGTAAGTTTCATTGAGAAGCTAGTCTGAGCTGATTGTACCTGTTGAGATACTTCAGTAGCAGTAATGTCTGCATTACCACGACCCTGACCTACACCCTTAACTACTTGGTCAATACCGGTAGTTTCTCGAATAGTTTCTTTTATAGCATTGCGTTCTTGGAATACTGCAAAGTTTTGTACTGGCTTATCAATAACAGATAAAGCACCATCAGGTAGGGCATAAACTGCACCAGGTATAGATTCAATTTCATCTGCCATATCAGCAAAGGCTGGGTCAACACGCCACATATTGTTTAGTGAATAGGTCATGTTATCTAGTGACTGGTTAATAAGGTCATTTAGGTATTCTTGCTGGTCAATGTTGTTTTCAACTTCACCCTTACCATAGAACAAAGAACCATCTATGTCGTTTCGTTGAACAATGAATGGGAAGCAACCTAGTTCGTTCTTGGTATCTCTTAATACTGTAGAACGGTTACCAATAGTAATTACGCGGTCTTTAGTCCAGTATTCAATAACTTCAATCTGTTTAGCTTCAGCACGATTAACTGTTGAACCCATAAACATATCTTTTGTATCTTTATCGAAATCTTCATCATCAACACTTGCTTCCATACCGGCTTCATCAATGTTTTCATATAGAGGTTTGAATTGTCCTGTTTCAATATCGAACATCTTATAAGATTTGAGTTCATCTTTAGATGCTAAAAAGCGTCTACCCATATATCGAGCATCAGTTTGTGCACCAGGTCGAGTAGCCATAGGATCTACAAAGAAGTCACGTAGTGGTTGATGGAAGATTTTAGGTCTGGTCATATCCCAGTGGGTGAATAATACACCAGTACCATAGATTAATACGTCTTTAATCCAAGGAACAGATACGATATCCATATCATTTACATCCCACCAGAAGTCCATTAAGGAGTTTAGTACTTTGGTATCGGTTCGTTGGTCAGCCCTTGTAGGGAAGAAAGAGAATTTAGGTTTACCAGCTATGATGTTGGCAAGTGCGGTACGAATTGATGAATAGACCATAGGGTCAGTTAAATCGGCATTACCATCGTATGATTTTTTTACACGTTTACAGTTAAATACATTCCATGCATCTTCCCATGTATCGTGATAGTTAGATTCAGCATAAGTGCGGTGTTCATCATAAGCACTAACTACAATATTTACAGGGTCTTTTTTAGAAGAATTCTTTTTAACTTCATTATTAGTTGAATTATAGTTCATAAGTATATTATACCCTTATAAAGTAAGTGTTATTTACGTTTTTTATTTTTAGTATAGAATGATGGCTTGAATACGGTAGCGCGATTGGTATTGTGTACAGAAAGTGCCAAATATCTAAGGGCATCTAAGGCGTGGTCATTTTCTTTTATGGGCATTTCGGTAGCATTGCGGTCTTCTTTTTCTTCAGGGTAATGATATGCCTCAAATTCAAAGATTAAATTCTTACAAACAGAGGAAATAAACAGTTTTGGTTTACCTGTGCCTTCTAATACCTTCAATTTGTCGCTAATAGTGCGAATACCAGACATAATTGAGTCTTTGGTCTTGTTACAAGGTTTAACTGGTAAGCCTGCATTGTTATAATTGCTGATTTCTTGGGCAGCGGCGGAGTCCCCTATGATAGATGTGAAACGATTATTACCCATTTTGGTTTGAAGGATGTTAACTGCTTGCTCAGTAACAAGTTCTTTGTCGTAAACCTCGTCATATACCCACCAATTATCGTCTTTATCGACAAGTACAAAGACAGCAGCTAGGGGATTTGTGAAACCAAAGTCGATTCCTAGTATGTGAGATCCGTATTCTGGTACTTCTTTAGGGTCAACAACGTGTATTTTCCTATCAAAGGACTTATAAACAAGACCGGTCATCTTTCTAAATTCAGCCATGTATTCTTGGTAGAACTCATCTTCACGGTTCTTGGCGATATAATCAGCTTTTAAGTCATCAACTTCATTATCTGGTATGTGTGGATTGTCATAAGAGGTGGCGTGTGAGTACAAATAGTTGTCGTGGGTGGAAGCATACTCAACTAAGTCATAAAAGTGGTTAAATCCTTTAGGAGTGGATATAAAAACAGCCCAACCACCTGAATCAACAAGTGTAGGGCGAAGGATGGTTTCCCAAACGGTAGGTGACATAAAGGCATACTCATCTAAGATAAGTCCCTTGATACCAGCACCACGCAATGAATCTTGGTTATCAGCACCCTTGAGTTCAATCACAGAGCCATTTATAAGGTGGATGGTGAGTTCTTGTTCATTTTTTTTCTGGATTACCTCCTTTGGTATTGATTGGGGGATAACTTCAAGCCAATAAATGTTTTTTGCTTGTCGGTAGGTAGGGGCAACAATCCAATAACGACCAGGGCGTTTCATTGCTTCTATTAGGGTGTGATTGATTGCAAAGACGGATTTACCGGTACGACGACCCCAATTAAGTACTTTAAATCGGGCAGGTGATTTATGTATCTCAAGTTGTTTTGGGTGAGGTGTATAAAGTGTTAATTCCAATGAACTCATACCGCAGATTATAAACCTTTATTTTAAAAATTGAAAATATTAGCCTTATCTTATTTAGCATAAAAATATGCTAAAAATATGGTAAAATTCAAAATTGACTTTTTTCGTGAATTGGATGGTACCGAAAAATTTTTATGGGGGGGCGTGAGGGGGTGCCGATGCCCCCACCACTATTTAACATTGTGCGACATTGTATAGACTAGGGTGTATAGGTGGTTTGTATTAAGTTCAGGCGGTTTGATGTATGTCGCACAATATCACAGGCTACAGGTGTAATAGCTTACTTGACAATCTAGCAAATTATTATAACGTACATTTTATATAAGCCCGCGTTTTTCGGCACTTCTTCTTCATTCTAACCTGTTGGCAATATATAGACAACATACCATATTGATTGCATAACTATCTAAATAAATGGTTATTTTATGGTTTTAACGTTTTCAGGCTCTATTTTGCTAGGTTTTAATGCCTCCTTTGTATTGTCTATTAGTTCGCTTAATTCGTTATCAATGCCTAGTTTTAAAATGATCTCTGTTGGTTTATTATTGTCATTTATATCTGTAAATAGCTTGAGATATTTGCCTAGTAATTCGTATGCTCTTAATTTATCACTATCTTTACTAGACTGTTCTGCTAGTGTGCTTATACCTGATAACACATATGTAGGGTTTATTTTGTCTGTTAATAACTTGTCTTTGATAGCCTTTTTGATGTTAACTTTTGTTAAGTTTTGCGCGCCGATTGCTCTGTGGCTCTTATTAGTGGTGTTATACCCTGCAAGTTTAGCCGATTGAGTAGCATTACCGGTTTGCAAATAATAATCAACGAAACGGCTCTGTTTAAGTGTTAACTTGTTTGGATCTTTAATCATAGCTTATATATTAGCATAATTGACTATTAAAGGTTTTGTTAAAATATTGGCGCAAAAGTGCTTGACATTAACTAAAGGCTTGTGCTATAATACTTATAAGCTTATAACAGGCTTGACTATATAAATTAAAAACATGGAGGGTAAAATGTTCTTTAAAGTGAGACATTACCAAAAGCGAACAAAATATTATTTAACAGATAAGAGCAAAAACGTTTTGCAAATTGCTGGTGTGGTTCTAGCATTTTGGGGCGTATGGGCGCTTGCTGGTCTAGTTTATAGATACGATCTAGACATCGCGCAAATTGTACAAAATATTATTATTAATTTAATGAAAGGTTAAAAAATGACTAATAAAAGTGATATATGGGATTATATTATTGACAATAATCTAGCAAGTGAGGAGGCATTGCGATTAGTAACTAATATAAACGGATATAATGAGGATACTTTAAACGATGTTATTTACTCTACAACAGGTTATAGAGACCTAGAACAATTAAAAAATGAGGAGTCTTAAAAATGACAATCACATTAAACAATATTGACAATGTTTTTAAAAGTAAAAAAACTGATGTTGATACTATGAGTCTTAAAGGTTACAAGCTAGTCAAGGAGTTTTTTATTGACAATAGTGGGTGGGGGCTTGATACAGAACCGGCGTTGACTAAAAGTCAATTTATAAGTGAACTTAAAAAATTGCTTAAAAAATATCCAAAAGTAACTACTAAAATTACGGATACGGGTCAATTTCAAGTTTACTTAGGAGTGTTTATAAAAGAGGGTAAAAGTAAAATGACTAAACTTGACAACAACACCTATAAATATGACATTGACAACGGATATAAAATTAGGTTACACGATACCGATATTATTACATATCAGAACGGATACTATACACTTAATAGTGGAGGGTGGTACTCAAGAACAACAAAAGAACGTTTAAACAAGTACACGCCGTTTTGGATATACCAAAAGAACTATGAGTGGTATATAAGCTATAACAACAAAACTTTAGTCTTTAATGACAATATTAAAATTAAAGCAATTAAGGAGTCTTAAAAAATGAGCGATAAGCAAATAATCAATTTATATCTTGATTATGTTAATAATTTTTTAACTACAAAAAAATTCGCTGATTACTACAATTTAAGCGAATCACAGGCGTTAAAAATAATTAATCAAGGGCGCAAGCTATTAAATAAGGCGTAATATGACAAAAAAACATTACGCCTTGATTGCCTCAACACTTAACAGGTTATATAATCAAAATAAAATCACAGATAAAAATAGGCGTTATATTTTACAAATAGCTATTGAGCTATCTAAAGACTTTAAAAAACAAAATAAACGCTTTGATCCCGTAAAGTTTTTGCAAATAATAGTACCTTAACAAAATAATTGAGTTATACCTTACCAGATAAGGCAAGCCGTTTATAACATCTTAATTGGTGTTTGAACGGCTTTTTTGTTTGGTAGTAAATACCCGTAAATTGATAAAATAATAAGTTAAGGCGTATTGTATGCCATTACAATGGCAATACATAAGCAAATAAGGCATAATATAACTTATTTTAAGGCGTTTTAAGGCATTTTTATTGTCTAGGTGGTAGTTTATACCAACCGGCAAATAAACTAGCTTGTCGCACAATGTAAAGATGTTATGCTTTACAGGGGGAAAGAGGCGTTGTGCTTGGCGTTGTGTATATACAAAAGTCCTCGCGCGCGTGTGAGGCTATGTGATTGGTCAAGTCCTTACGCTTCGGGGTGTCGTGTGAATAAATTGGTCAATCGTTGAACTTTTCATCCAATAATTTTCGGAGGTTTTGGATTTCTTGTTCAGTGATTGGTTTTGTGGTTAAATCCTCGCGTATGTATGCCTTCTGAGGCATTTTAAGCGTGTTCTCGCTGTCTTTTGAGCTTTCGAAGGTAAATCGGACACTTTTCATAATAAAATCGTTCATACGCTCTTCTAGGATGTCTATATCGCGATCATAAACAAGCTCGGAGAGTTTATCTTTGACTTCTTCCGGCAAATCATCGAACCAATCAGATAGTGATTGTATTTTCATAGGTTGATTATATCAAATAGTTGTTTCACGCCCCCTAATTAATTGTTAATTGGTGACTTGTGTACTAAAGAATACTTGGTTCTTTTCAGTTAAGTTGAAATTGTACAAATCTTCAATAGCACGTAGGTAGTGTCCTTTTGTGTCGAATGGTTGTAGAACCTTTTTTGCTCTTGGTATTGCAAGTCGGTTTAAAAACCAATCGAATTTAAAGTTTTCAGTGTTAAGCGCAACAAGTAATGCTTCACCAAAACCTTTGCGTCTGTAATCCGGGTATAAATCTCCACAACTAAGTAATTTGTCTAAATTATCTTTTGCTTCTTTGATATTTTTAACTTTGAAATTACCGTTTCTGAACATGTCAGTTGTTGGTGTGCTTCCATATCCGGATAGATATCTAATTAACACATTGAAACCAATTTTAGGGTATGCCTGTCTGAATCGAAGGTAAACTGTGTAGTGGTTGTTTCCGTTTTCAGAGTAAGCGTGTGCATAATCATCTGGACCCCAAGTTTTTACAAGGGAGTTTAGTTTGTGTGCATCTTCAATTGTTAAACCTGGTTGTTGGATGTAGTAAATCGGTGCATCTAATTCTTTTAACGCGTTGTATCTGTGCTGCCCATCAATTATTTCCATATTTTCATTTACTAAAATTGGATTGTATTTGATTGCCTCAGTGTTCTCTCTAAAAGCTGATATTAGCTTATTTATGTGAGCCTTTTTAGTTTGTCTATTGCCTTGTAGTATCTTAAACACATCATGGTTATGTGATACTTTAATGGTATTTTTTGACATTATTATTTTTCCTCCTGAGGGCGTGAAATAAATATTCGATTGTTAAGGTACAACTAATGTAGCACTAGACTTTGTAACCTGCAAGCACTAGCAGAATTTATGCAACTTTATCCTTCACTTTGTTTATTTCATCGAAGGTAAGTGTTGTTACATTCTCGGAAATTGGTGGGATAGTTGTGAACGCGATTGTTACCTTGTCATCGGTGTAATCTAGTGGGAAGTAACCAGGTGATTGTGAGTAGTGGGTGTTCCATTGTTGCCGGGACACATCTTGCTTTACCCAAGTACCATGTATGCTATCTGTTTTGGTTGATTGGTCGTCGTGCCAATAGTTTTCTTTCTCGACGATATTCTCATCTACCACAATGTAGCGAGGTAACTTGCCTTTTAAAAGTAGTTTCATGTTTTTCTTGTAAGCCTGATAATTGGGCATATCTTCTAGGTTTTGTTTTACCTTAGCAGGCTGTTCGATTTGTTTATGTTCTATCTTAATTGGTTGTTCTTCTACTTCTCGTATGTTTGCTATATTTTTAAAATTAACAAACTCAGATCCGATAACAATACCAATCTTGCCGGAAGAACTATCTTCCATTACAGCCTGGTATTGGGTCTTGTTAATCCTAATAGGATTACCCTTAAACATTACTAATTCGTACACTTCCGTTTTCATTACACACTCCTTATTTGGTTATTGTTCTGGTTATCATGGTTCTTTTTAATTGAAACCAGGATGTTATTTTGTTTGTTCCACAGGTCTTGCATGCTGGTTATTCTACTAGCATACGTGTCTGTTTCTTGTAATTGCAAGGCTATCTTGATTAATTT